AGTCTACAGGTCTCTCATCTACAAGCTCCCACTCATCTAAATCCTCATCCTCTCCAAACTCTATCATAAAGTCTGCTATCTCATCATCTACTCTTGGTTTATCTGATGACATCTTTACTCCTGTTTCTTCTTCTCTAGTTTCCTTATCTACTACGTTATCTAGGTCTGTAAACTCTAGCGGTTGTAAGGTCTTAAAGTATAGATTTAAGGCAATATTATTGTAAGCTAGCACTTTGTCAAAGGCATCTATTAAAAGTGTCTGAAATGGTCTTATAACGGTGTTATCCATTAATGTAGATGCAGTCTCTATCTCCTCTGCGTTGTTTCCTAATCCCGATGAGTCTTTAATACCTAAAAGCATAGGACTTACAACCCTATGAGATACCATTATTTTCTTAGAACTCTCATCAGATAAGAATTGGTATTGTTGGTGTGCATCTGATAATTGTACTGGCTCAATACTAGCAGCAGTCTCTGCATTGTCATTAAAAGAAAGTATAAACTTCCCTGAATTGCTAGAACCTGCAAATTTCTGATGTATCTTGCTTTCTATTAATTGTCTTTCCTCCTCATTAGGTACACCATTATTAAAGTTTATAAGCATTGAGGGAGCAAGACCATTCATAATATTATTTAGATGGTAGTTAGAAATCTCCTCCTCTAACTCAGCGTACTGTAATCCTCCTTGATAGTCTACAGGAGAGTAGTAATAGAATCCTGCTCTGTAAGGCTTAACAAATAATATCTCAATAGCTTCTTTAGAGAACCCAAATGCAGGTATTCTCTGTGGCTCATCAGAGTTCTTTATTTTGCTCCAATCCTTAAAGTAGTAGTAAGCCTCTATATCTCCATCCTCATTGCATTTCTCAGCTCTTAGAGTCTCTACAGGCATATGCTCTACTTGTACAATCTTAGATCTGTCCTTAGAATAAATAACCTGCATAGCACAACCTCCCATTAGTTTAAGGTCATATACTAGCTTTCTAGTACAGTCCTTACTAAATAAGGTTTTCATTTGTGCATATTGGTCAGGCTTTATGTTAGAATCTGTAGCATCTAGACCCTTACCATAAATCATCTCAGATATTCCATTGATGATAGCGTTATTAGTAGGAGAACCATTGTATCTATCTATAAGAAACTGGTAATAGTTATTGTCAGCACCATAAGATACATAGTCTTTACCTCTTACCTCAGAGACCTTAGGAGAGGTGTAAGTACTTAGATTAACTATGCTTACCTCTTGCTTCCTATTCTTTACGTTATTATTTATAGCCTTAACTATATTGTTAGTTCTTTTCATATTATGATATAATCATTATCGTATGAGTCCTCAGATATGTAAACGTTTTTGTTTACTGAGTAGTAGTCGTTAGTATCTTGGTCTATATCTTGGTCAGTACAGAATATTTTGTCTCTGTATATCACGTTTCCTGAAACCAATATTTTTAAGTCATAAAACCTACCCTCTGTTAGTCCAAAGGAGTGAGTAAGACTCATATACTCTCCTGACTTACCTAAGTCTACCACCTCACTAGTCTCTGTATTTGTACTGTCGTCTCTCAGTATTAGAGTACCACTAATTGCATATTCTCTAGGAATAAACAAGATAGTTTGGTCATCTGTACTTGTGGTTAAGTGTTTCATACTTATATAACGTATTATTTATTGCTTTTTGTATTAGATAGCAAAAAAAACCCCACCATAAGGCAGGGTCTTAAATATTGTAACTAGATTTTAGTTACGCAGTAGGATCAATAGCAGTATAAGTAGCTAAAGCAGGTGCATCATCACAAAAGAATGGTGGTGCAGTTTCCTGAGCAGTAAGTGTTAAAGTGAATCCTGATAGGTCTCCCATAGCAGCACCAGTAGCAATAGAACCACCAGTTACCTCAGCTCCGTGGTCTTTACCTACTAAGAAAAAGTTTCCGTTATAGTCCTCAATAACTACCTGAGGTCTCCCTGCAGCTAATAATTTGATTTCCTCTTGTGTTGCTTTGTCTAAGAAAGTAAAAGTAGCACTAAGAGTAGACTCATAGAAAGTAGTTCCATTCTCTCTAGATGAGTTAATAGAAGTCTCTAAACTAGAGTTACCTTTGATTTCATATTTGTAGAACTCCTCTGTACCTGGGAAAGTAATCTCTCCTGCCGTTGGAGTAAGAGCAGCAACCACTGTATCGTAATTAGAGAAGTAGATGCTTTTTAAGCCACCTACCGCACTCTTACAAGGCAATACTCTACCGTTTGTAATTGAACAAGCCATATATATAAGTTTTTTTTAGATTAATTAAAAAAGGGCAGGCAGGTCTTTGCGGACTTACCTACCCCTCTTATTTTGTTAGTTTATGATTATGCTTGAGATGGAGAGTAAAGCACGATATCAGAACCGATACCATATTCTACACCACTAGTAAATCTCATAATTACTCTTACATTTTGAGAACCATCTAAGTCTCCCATATCTAAAACTTTTACTTCGTTGTGGTCAGATAATAAACCAGTTCCAAAGAATAAGTTAGATTTCTCAGCAGCTACCATAGTGTTGTCACCTAATCCATTAGCAACAAAGATTTTTACACCATCAAAAGATAATGCTCCGTTGTTCCACCATTGAGTTCCCTCGTTGTTAGTACCATTAGCTCCTAATCCTGATGCTCCAAATCCTCCTAAAGCTCTTACATAAGCTCTAGCTACGTTTTGAGATACATAGATATATAAGTCCTCTTTTCCGTAAAGTGCAGATGGAATAGCGTCTACTACTTTTCCTAATTCAGCGATTACGTTAGCAGCAGTTACAGTAGTGTTAGCAACATCAATTACTGTAGCATCAGCAATCATTTTAGTTACTAATCCATCAAATTCTCCTGCGTTGTCAGCATCTCCTTTCCAAATGTTGTTCTCAGTTTTTTCAGCAACTAATCCTGCAACGTGAGCAACTAAGAAATCAGAAAAAGCAGGAGGCAAGTTATCAAATGTAGACATTCCCATTTGAGCAGCTTCCCAGTCAGAACGGAAATCTTTTTTACATAACTCAAGGTTCACTTGGAACTCCTCAGGTTGTAAGATTCTTTCAGTTAAAGTAACTGTAGCAGTATCTGTAAAATCACAAGATGCGTCTTTGATTACGTTTGCATCAGTAGCAACTTTTTTGATTACTTCTTTGTACTTTACGTTAGGTTTAACTGTGATACCACCATTGTTTAAGGTAGCACCTGATAATAACGCTGCAGCAATATATTCATTTGCAAATTGACCAGCGTATGTAGTTGTAATGTTGGTTGTTGTAGCCATTTCTATTTAGTTTATTTTTGTATGTTAGCAATTCTAGCGAATACTCTGTCTTGGATAGACTGTGGTCTGTTTTGACCGAATGTTACTTTTTTAGTTTGAACATTCCCCTCAGGATTGTGCTTCAATGGTGCAGCAGCAGGTGTAGATGATAACTCCTCTTTTACTTGCTCCTCTATGGCAGCCATTTCTTCTTTATCCTTAATCATAGCTTTGATTTCTTCAATCATAGATTTAACCTCAGCTAGTTCTTCTTTAGTAGCATAACTCATTTCTTCTTGAGCAGCTTCTACTTCTACCTCAGGAGTTTCTTCTTCTACTTCTTCTCCTTCCTCAGATGTAGCTTCTTTAATCTCTTTGATGATACCCTCAGCTTCTACAATAAGAACCATTCCATCCTCTAAAGTATATTCTCCTACTGGTAAGGCAATCTTGTCCTCCTCAGTTACGATAAACACTTCAAAGTCAGGAGCAAATTCTTCTGCTTCAATGATAGTACCATTCTCTAGGGTCATTTGAGCTAACTTTGTTTCCTGTACAGTATCTTGTACATCCTCTGATAACTCAATCCCTAGAACGCTTTTAATTTCTTTTAGCATCTCTAATGGGTTTTTCATATTTATATAACGGTTATTAATTATTATTTTGCATTTTCAGTATTACTTAACTAACTTTTTAAGTTGCCCATACTGACCTGCATTATCCTCTAATTGGCTAACTAAGTCTAAAGCCTCTTGATACTCTTTGTAGAACTGAGTGCTTTTTACATCAATACCTAAGTCTGCAGCTTTTTTAGAAAAATCCTTAAAGAAAGCCTGTACATCTTTTGCTCTACGAGATGGTACACCTGTAAAGTCAGGATTACTTGCGGCTACAAAAGCCTTAGCAGCTTTATCCATTTGAGCAGTTTGCTTATTTGTTTTAGCTACGTCTCCTCTTAATTGTTTAAGTATTGAGCTAAAGTCCATAGCTAACTCCACCTTTTCAGAGGATAGCTCTTGCTTTTCTTCAGCTTGTTTAGTATAAAGTTTAGCAAGTCTTTGATTAACATTTTTTTGTGTGTTCATTTTTATTTATTTAAGATTTACGATATATGTTTCCTATTCCTTGTGCCCATAAAGAACCATCACAACACTTTCTAGAGTAGGTGTTCTCATCTTTACATAGACATCCTCTAGAGCTTCCCTTAGGACTTGTTCTACTTGGTGTTTTATCCTCTTTAAGCATAGCTTTGTGTTTTTTGTATAAAGTATATTATGTCCCATATCTGAGCAGTACCGCCTGTTGGTGTAATTTTCACAAACGACCCATTATCTACAAAGTTTTGATCTGCATAATATTGGAATACTTGGTGGAACTCGTGAGCAACATCATTACCTTTTGGGAACGCTATATCTACTCCTACTCTCTCATATGGTGTACCATTCTCTGCATCTAACTGTAGTCTAAGATATGTCTGATTAGCATTTGCACTAGAACACTTAAAAGCAATAGTCAATATGTAAACATCATTTAAGTTATCAGCTAAGACTCTTTTTGTAGTGCCATTGTAGTAATCAATACTTGGGTAGCTTCTGTAAGTATTTGCAGCATTGTTAGGTAAAGTGATTTCTACACCATCTGCTAGACTTAATTTACTAGCTGAGGTATATTGGTCATCATCATATCTAGTCCACCCTATTCCAGTTCCTACTCCTGCTTGAGGATATAGTTTAACCCATTCTCCATTATAAACAGTCCATACTCCTGATTCAGTAGTAACATACGCTCCCTCCTCAATGTTATATTGATTCCTGATTGCGTCTGTATCTACGTCTACTTGTACTTTGTATGAGGTGTTCTTAGCCATTAAATAATGATTTTAGCTTTTCAATGGTTTCAGTAGCCTCTTGCTCCTCTTTTGACATACCTACAGAATCCTGAGGTCTCTCCATCTTGTCTGCAAAATATCCCTCTATAGAAAAGCCTTTTACCTTACCAGTCTTTACATAGTTGTCCCAAACGTCATCATTGTTCACTTTGACTGCACCCATCCAAGTACCTATAGGTAATTCCATACCATACTTTCTAGACTTGTCGTGTACCTCATCCTCTATAATCCAAGATTCTACTAATGACAATCCCTCTAAAGCGTATTGATGCTCCATAGTAGAGTTGTTCTGATTACCTGCCATTAAATACTTTTGAGAGGCTTTTAAGACAGTATCTTTAGAAAAGTATATATAGTACTCATCCTCTCCTGAGCGTCTGTATATTGGCTTATTAGGTATCAATAATGCACCCATAAGAATACGCTTCTCTTTGTTTACCTCAGCAAGTTTTATCTCCTCAGCTTTTAAAGCAACAAAATCCTCCTCTATTGCAGGACTCTCTACTACTGAGATAGCTTCTATTCCTGCTAGCTCTTGTTCCTCATCTAATATAAGCTCTACTATTTTCATATTTATATAACGTATGTTAGTTTGTATTTTGTATTTTATATTGATGCACTTGATACAATATTCCTCTCTAGGCTCTGAGCAGTTGTCACATCACTTGCTACTACATATGCTTTCATAGGCTCATTAGTCTTGCCTGCTATAGTTTCTGCTAGCTGATTAGTACCTGATGCTCCTACTACATTAAATTGTGGTGCTTGTGGTGTAGGTACTGATACGCTTGCTCCTCCTCTTGATCCCTTAGCAAAACTTGGTGCTTTAGGTTCAGGTGTTGCCGTAATAGATTTAACATTCGCTAGACCTCCTGCTATTACCGCTGCAGCAGATATAAAGTTAAATGGTGGTGGTGCAGATGCTAAAGCTAAGTTTGCTCCTGCATAGGTGTCTCTAATAGCTTGTACTAATGCTATACCCTTACCAAACTTACTATTCTCTCCTACTATGCTTGCTAAGTTCCCTAGAGCGTCTGTTACTAGTTGTTGTTTAGCTAGGTTAAGGTCTCTGTCTATTTTAATTTGTTGTTGAGCGTTCTCTTGTTGGAAAGCTAAGAGTTCATTGTTAGCATCTACAAATGCTTGAGTACCTGCTTTATATTGGTTACGCTTGTTGGTAAGTCTTTCTTCTTCTATTATAGCCTCTTGCTCTGCAGCATTTTTTAAGGCTTGTAATTTTAGAAACTCTCCCTCTATTTGTTCAGCTAAGAATTGTTGTTCAGATATTGCTCTCTCAGCCGCTGCATCTTGTTGTGATTGGTTAAGCTCTAGTAACTCTCTGTTTAACGCAAGGTCATTAGATAATTGCTCAGACCTGAATCCCTCTATTTGAGCTAGTACCGCCTCTCTCTCTTGTGTAGCTTCTAAGAGTGCTATATAGTTCTCCTGGTTAGCGTTCTTATTATACTGAGCTTGAGCTGCTGCTATAATAGTATCTACTTGTCTAAGCATTGCTGCCTCTTGCTCATCTAGTACCGCTTTTAATTGCTCATTTGCTGCAATCCTATCTGCAATAGTATTTCTCTCCTCATCTCTTACTTGTCTTAGCTTCTCAGCTTGTCTATCAAAACTTTCTACTAAGCCTTGTTGTAATACTGCAGCTATCTCAGCTTGTTTGTTAAGCTCTACTGTTGCTTGAGCAGCTTTTATAGTTTCTCCTACATATTTACTAGTAGCATCTACTGCACTACTAACGGCATCAGCAATCTTGTTAGCAGAGTCATCTACACCAGTCAATACATCTACAAACTCTTGACCTGCACTCTTAGCATCATCTAATGCACCTGCAAAATCTCCAGTAAATAGTTTCTTTAACGCACTACCTAAATATCCTGCTACTTCTAAGGCACTATTAAAGCGTTCTATGATATTATCTTTGATAGCATTACCTAAGTCCTTAACCGCTTGTAAAGGGTCGTTAAATATGCTCTTAAAGTACCCTATTACAGTACCTATATTGCTATCTAAGAAATTAAAGAAATCATTAAAAGCAAGAGATAAAGCCTCAAAGGTTATATTAAAGAAATCAGCTACTTTTTGGTTCTCCTCAAATACCTCTTTTAGTTTAGCAAATGCTGCTATAAGTAGTCCAATACCAATAGCCTTAATAGAAGCTCCTATAGCCTTTATTCCTTTTACTGCAGACTTAGATGACCCCTCTATGTTTTTAATGCTCTGAGCGGTAGCTTTGTTTTGTGTGGAGACCTCTTTCTCTAGTTTAGCATACTCTTTCTGAAACTCGTCAAGGTCTTTTACTGCCTCTTTGTATTTTAACTCTAGCTCTATTGTTTTTTTGATTGCCATTGTGCCTCTTTTTTAATCTTAGTAAATGTTTCTTTAAAAGTATCAGGTAAGTAGTTCTTACCCTGAGCTATTCTGATGTTCTCAGTTTCTCCCTTAACCACTTCTAGTATGTTGAATATATTTTGTAGCATTAAAACAATTTATTGATGAGTTCTAACTTAGTGTCTCCAGTTATAAGATTGATGTTTATATTGTTTATTATATAATCTTGGTCAAATACTGTAAAGGTGTCGTTTAGGTTGTAATTGAGTAGAATCCTGCTAGGTAGCTTTGCACTATACTTATATATCCTAGCTCTCCTGTCAAATACTTGTGTTATGTAAGTCTTATAAAAGTTCTCAAATAAAGAATTACTATTTACAATAGCACTAGCACCTGATCTATTATACTCGTCTAACTCAGTACCAAAGTTTAATGTCTGAGACTGGTCTGCATTTATGTTAGCAGGTCTGTTATATGTAGTAATTTGACTATGAGTTCCACTTTTCCAACTTATTGGTGTGCCTCCTGCACTCTCTGATACGTTAAAGAATAATAAAGGCTTCTCTACAATAGAACTTACTTTCTCAATATCCTCTAAGCTAGAACCTTTGTAATCTACAAACCATCCCCATCCTATATTAGTAATAGTGTCTGTGTTTATATTGGTCATTCTCTCATATACTACTTTCTCAAAATCTACCTTAACAGTATAGTCTCCTCCATCAAATTTCTCTCCACCATCATAAGTAAGGTTTCCATATCCAGTACCTCCATTAATCTCATTAGTCTTTTGAGCAAAGAATGTTTTAGGTTCAGGAAACTCTAGGCTTATCTTTTTGTATGGTATTGCTCTGTCTATGTCGCTATTGTTTCTGTCTACATACTTAGTAATATCAAAAGGACTACCATCAGCATAGAAATCATCTAGTGTCTCTACGTATATTTTACCATCAGGTAGTACGTATGCAGTCAGATTGAATAACTTAAATATGTTAGTCATAAAATCTAAGACTTTCATATTAGGTATATTGTCTGTAATTATAACTTGACTTATGATAGACTGGTCATCACTTCTATAGACTCCTGATTGATTAAGAAAGCCACCTCCATAAGGACTATTATCTACTAAAAACTCCTCTACGCTCCATTGAGCATCATAATCAGTAATACCTCCACTAGTTTCTATAACAACTGTTAATGCCCATATAGAATTACCATCTAGATTGTATTGCTTGCTAAAATTACCAGTCTGTCCTGATACTGTATCGTATAATGTATTGTTGTTGTAAACGCTTACTGTGTATTCTCCACCTCCTACAGGTACAATACTTAATGTAGCTTGGTAGTCTTTTGACTCATATCCAAAATCATAGCTTTCTAGTAGCATCTTGCTATTATTGTCTACAAATTGTACAAAGTCTGTACCTGAATCAAATAAGAATCCCTCTACATTAGAGACCTGAGTAGTACCTGCAGCAGCAGTCATCTGTCCTTTACTCCTATGTAGCCACATAAACAACTCATTAAACATAGAGCTAGCAAAGAAATCACTTTGAAATGTTAGTCCATACTCTGTGCCTATAGCATCAATAATAGATTTTACTTTTAATGCAGGTTTAAGGTCTCTATAGTCTAGACCTCTATCACTTTTAGTCGCATCATAGTATAAGTTTCCATCATCTGTAGTAACTCCTGCACTATCATAGTATAGCCTCTTGGTGTGTGATATAAGAGGGTAAACAATATTGCCACTCTCTAGACTACCCTCAAATCCTAATTTAACCTGAGCAGCATCATATGGGTGGTCATAAGCACTTAATGTACCTACATCAGATAGCTTATCCTCTCCAAACAATTCAGGAAGCGTAACAGTACTACCAAAGAAAGTAATCTTATATACCTCAGGCAAGTTGTCTTTCATTTTAACACCATCTACTCGTATCTTACCTTTCTTAAAAGTAGCGTGGTTAATCTCTATGAGACCATCTAGCTTTTTTCTAGCATCTATAGAACTACCCTCTGCTATTGTAGTATTGTAGTAATGCTTTAAAACCTTGTTGTTATTCTTAGAGGCAGGTATAGTAAATGACTGGCTAAAGTCTGTAAATATCTTACCAATGTCCTTAGAGTTTTGAATGGAACTTGTTACACTAATAGTCTCATCAGCGAATAAGTCCATTCTTTGACCCTGTATGTACAACTGAATTATGTTCATTTATCTAATTAGGTTTACCTCGTTGAAAGCGTAATCAAACTCTACTGTAAAATTGATTAGTTTATCATTAAGAGATGTTTTATACTCTAGTGAACTTGTCTTAGGAACTACTGGTGTTACTTCTCCATTCTCGTGTACCCAAGCGTGTTCTGTTAATAGTAACTCCTGTATCACTTCATTAAACTGCTCATTTACAAATCCTGTATTTAATACTAGAGACTTCTGAGTTTTAAAATTGTATGGTATCTTAGTCGCTTTGTTTAGAGAGTAACTTACTGTACTTGTAGTTTCTAGAGTGTTTTCTTTGTATTCCTCTTTAGATATGTTAATACTATCTGTACGTTTCTTAAAGAACCAAAGGTCTTGCAATACTCCAAACTTGTTTATAAACGCTACTTTGTAAGGTGTATATTTAGGATCTTCAATACAATAAACATCTAACGTAATAATAGCACCTGATGTCGTTTCTATAATAACCTTATTAAACGGTTCTAACGGACTATTAGGTGTTGTTACAGGATTACTACTAGCGTTCTTTAAAAATTGCTTATCAGCCGTTAAAACAGTACTATCGGCACTATATAAGTTAGTGTCTGCGGTTAGGTATTCTATTGTATTACCAAATTCATTTGATGAGACTAAAGTATCTCCATTAAAATACTGTACCTTAAATACTCCATTCTCTCCTGTCAATATAGGTATATGTAATTGCTCTGTACAATTATGATATATGATAGTATTTGTCTGTAATAAGTTTTGGCTTAGTTCAGGGTTAATCGCATCTTGAAAGTACCCATATCCAGTAAAAGCTATACCATTACCTACCAAGTCATTATCTGAGGTATTATCGTCATAAGTTCTAACTACCTCCCATCTAACCCAAGCAGTCTGACTAATATTAATATAATCTCCTGTATATTCTATATCTATATAGTCCTTTACTAATTCTGCTATCTCAAAAGTGATAATATCTTGACTAGATGCTTTCTCTTTAAATAGAGTATAAGTAGGATTAGTAGGTTCGTTTGTACCAAATTCCCCTGTATATATCCACAGTCTTAAAGTTGCACTTGTTAAATTTGCCATAATCTATTTTTTAAGGACACGTTAAACTGAATCCTAAGTCATTAATTGCTTGTATTATAAAATCTCTGTAATAGTCAGGGTTAGAAGCGTAACTAACACCATTTTGTACGTCATAGTAAAATTTAACCCTATCGCTTAAATCAGAAAGATTGTAAGGTATAGCATAATTACTGCCACCTCCTAAAGAAGCCCCAAACTCTACAGTTCTTAAAAAGTCTTTGTATCTAGTATATCCTGGGCTTGACTGTACTTGAAATATTATAGGGGTTATATAACCCGTTGGGTTGTTTAATAATGCGTTTCTTAACCCTATAATATCAGTATTAAAAGCAGCGGTTTTTAAAGTAGACGGAGTCCAATTACTTGGTGTATATATTGACTCGGCTTCATCTTGGAATATGATATTAATACAGTTTGTTGCTCCTGCCTCTGTAGGAGGTTGTAAGGCTCTGTCAAAAGTTCTCTCATTACTCCACGACCTAACCTTTACATATTGGTCATACTTAGCACTATCATTGTCATAGAACTGTATTAAGCAACTCTTTAAATTATTTGCAGCCATAGCTTGTAATGGTGCTAAAGTTGTATCCATAGAACCTGAACTATCAAACCAAATGTTTATCTGAGTAGTCTCCTCAATAATAATAGGTGCAGGCTCAGGACAATTGAACACTACTGAGTATTGGTCATTTATCAATGGTGCAGTAACTACTAACTGAACTAAACTAGGACTACTAGCAGTCTTATTCAATGTTACTGAGTTGCTAGCTTTTGTACTAGGGTTTCCTGTAGCTATCTCTCCTATTGGTACTCCCTCATCTAATAAGTCTTGGTCATATGTGTCTAGACCTATATAA